CACGTGTGGATTGGTTTGTCAAACCGAATCCCCCATTGTCGCGCCTTCGCGAAAATGTGCTGACGTATTTGCGAGAAGCGCTCTCTTCCATGAAGGAAGGCCTCGCGTAGTATGTTGTTAACAACGTCGGTGATGAGAGCTCCATCCCAACTGACTGCCTCTGGATCATCGTAATACAAGTGTGGGCGACCTGTTGTAAAATCCAACATTCGCTGCAACGAGTTGATGTCAAGCGACCCACGGTAAAAACGCACACCTGGCTCTTTGTAGAAAGAGCGTTTCAGAAAGGTGAGGTCTACCAAGGGTTGCAATCTCTTCACAACTCCCGACTTGTCTGCAGGCGTAACGTCCAAACCGAGCTTTGCACACTGGGCAATATAACTTTCAAAGTGGAAACGTTCCGAGACGACAAAATCAACTGTCATCATATTATCGTCACCATAGAAAGAACATGCCACGGATTTAAGGAAATCCGAAAACGTTGATCGCTCTCCTTCAATCATCAACCATGCCATGTAGGTGTAGATCCAATTCGCCAGCGAATTGTCCAACGCCGTCTGTGGCTGTCCAGTCATCTGTCCACCAGGCACTTGCAAAATCAAACCACGGTACAAAACAAACGCACCATCCATGCATTTGTACAGAGACGTGCGGATCGTGTTGTCTACTTCCTCGAAGTGTGGGTCACAGTCGCGATAGACGTTATTCATGATGTCAGCGCAAGCTAACAGCACTTGTCTATGCAACCTAGCATCCCAGGCTTTGAAATCCGCTGCAAACCCGCGCTCTCCAATGCGGGCATGCCAAGCATGCAACAATTCCCAATCGTTGCCAGTGGGGTCAATTCCTATCTTGATAGGCAAGAAAGGATGAAGACCAGTCATTACTGCTGAAAACGCATGACAGTACTGTCGATGCACTATCGTGTAGCAGATTGGACTGGACAAAATTGACCTTGTGTTTGTGTCCACAATCTTGCTTGGTTTCAGAGGTTCGTCTTTGTTTGCTGCAGAAAAGACAACTGCTGAGCGCTCCCCACGTCTGGCTGTACTCACTAACTGATCACACGCATGTCGCAACTCCTCACCAAGGGGGGTCTTGGCAATATGAAAGATGTCTCCATCAAACTGGAACAAAACATCTTTTTTATGCACACCCTTCGAAGTCCACGGAAAACCAGCCGAAGTTTGTCTGTAAATGGGGTTACTTGCTGGATATTGCGTAGTCCGATTGATTGCTTCAGTCTTGGTCAGGATTTTCAGCTGCACATTGTGTTGATGAAACACGTCCGATATGTGCCCAGAAATGTCCAAAACTGCGCGCTGCAACAACTTCTCATCAATCTGACGTGGTGCAATATCGTACTTCAAAATGCCATTCACAATTGGCGCATATGGTAATGAATTGCGCGGGTCCTTCTCAGAAAGCACAGCAGGTTCGAAATGAACTCCTATGTCAAGGCCACGAAAGGGTGAAGGCCACCAATGTGTCTTAGGAGGACAACCCTGCTGAAAACCATCTGCTGTTCGGCCAGCGATGACAATATGTCTACCAGGAATCTCTAGCGGTTCATCGTACAACTCCACATTCTGATGTCTCAACACAACAATGTCACTCTTAGTAGCTTGTCCAAACATTGGCACGTCCTCTTGGTAAACATACGTACACATGCCAATGTTACTACTAGCAGCACAATGAAAACCAATGAACTTCTGAGGGTATGCGGAGTTCACTAAAATAACTGGTGAACCACAATCTCCATTCTTCGTCTCAATTGGTGAAATGCTAAATCCATCACTGTGTCCAATGTATGTGAGTCCATGTACTTTATGTCCATCCACAGTCTTGATCGTGATTTCCTCCAAGGAAATGACTCTGCACATGATTTCAGTCGACACCTTCTGCACAAAGAATCCAAAACTTCCTGTAAAACTAGCTTTGGTTGACTGCTTCTTCATCAAGTGTTGTGTGATATCAGGAAACATTGGTGCTGTTTTCTCAAGTGTAAAGAACCAAACGTCGCGATTTTCCATTTCAGCAACAGTTTTCTCCACCTGATAAACAACATCAGCCTTCTTCACAAAACTGACAAAAGGTTTGATGTGCAAAACGCTCATGCACAAACGATCCTTGAGTCCAACTCCAAAGCACAAGAACTTCTGGTCTGCGTCTAACAACTGAACCTGGTTTCGAACCACTGTCACCATCACTGTACGTGCCCCTGGATCAACGCTAGCCTCCGCATGGAACTGCTCAACAACAACTCCTGGTTTATCCTCGAAGATCACAATCTTAGGCTTTGTCAACTTCCTAATAAGACCTTGCTCCGACTGATCTGCGGAAGTTCTTCCTTCAACGTTCAACTGGTCTGGTACCACAAAACGAGAACCTTCACTATAAGTGCCTAAAGTCCGTCGTTTAACTGCCTCATTCACAATGTCCTCCGAACCACGCCAGCGAAAAACACCACTACCTGATGGGTCTGAACCCACTTTCCGTGTGTTTTCTCTACTAGCACGAGAACGCTTTTGTTGAAAAGCAGCCAAAGCAGCACGTTCCTCCTCTTCAACTTCACCGTAAGCTTGAAGTGTACGTTCATCTTCTTCATCTCCCCATCCTTCTGCATCGAACTTCTCAACCTTCTTGTGGTCCACAAAGAAGGTGAGCCCAACACCAACTGCTATCTTAATGAGGAAACCAACGACGTCCAACCATGGCAAATCTTTCGTGTATTCCATGAGTTTAAAGGAATGACTCTCGGCTACACAAGGCAAGTCTTCTGGCATAGGTGTGCGTGCGCGGATCTGATCCATCAACAACACTCCATTTTCTGACCAACAAAGGTAAGAAATACCATCTTCAAACTGGATTTCCATTGAAGGACCAGTGTAAGGAGGCCTAATACATCCAAAGCCTGCAAAAGCACTAGCCCATGTGTCAAAGAAATGGTTACTGTACGCCAACTTCCACTGCAACATGTGGGTCATTACAACCTTTAACACGTCAAGCTCACCAACTGAAGTGTGTACAATACCTGCAAGGTCCAAAACTGAATGTGGCACCTTGTCAGTCGTCTTCGCTTTCATCCAGTAAACGTGATCTGCCTTTCCAACCTGGTCGTGCATCGTGAATGGCTGTCCATCTTCCACAACGTGTACCACTGGCTTAACATCTTGAAGCTGTTGTAAGACCGTCACACAGGAGGTTTGAACACGTGAAGCCAAGCCAACTTGCCGATACACTTTAACATATTTCATGTATGCATCAGTTCGTTGCTGGGGTGTCCACTCTGCATTGTCCCAATCAGAAGGTTTTGCTGTTCGAGACAACAATCCACCAACTCGAGTAAACGAGTAGTAGAAAGTAGTCAACCGTCGAAAGAAACGATCGTGGTCTTCGGTTTTCCACTCCTTGGTGCGTCTTCGGAACATCGACTCATTTGCAGCCAAAACCAGTGGTTTCTTGAGTTCTCCATTATATGTTCGCCAAACAAGATCCAACACAAATGAAAAACGCTCTTCACTATCACAGAATTCATCATAACACTCTGCTCGGCCTGTCATCCCTTTCAGGACTTCAGTTTTACCACAGCCAGGTGGTCCAAACAAAACGTAGACTGGTGCTGTTGTTCCTGTTGTCTGTGCTCCCTGTGCATGAAAATCGTCGTCTC